CACGTATCCGAGTCTCCGGAGGGTGCCGTTCAACACGCGCGTCTCCGGGTTCAGCTCGGGCACCTCGGCGGCGTGGGTGGGAGAAGGTCTCCCGGTCCTGCTGTCCAAGGGCGTCAGCATCACGGACACCCTGACCTGGTCGAAGCTCGGTGCGCTCGCCGTGCTGACGAAGGAAGAGATCCGCTTCTCGAATCCGAGCGCGGAAGCCAAGGTCCGCGATGACCTGGTCGCGGCGCTCGTCCAGAAGATGGACATCGACTTCGTCAACCCGGCGCGCGCCGCCGTGGCGAACGTCTCGCCGGCGTCGGTGACCTGGAACACGACCCCGGTCCTGAAGACCGGCGATACGGCCGCGGCGTTCCGGACGGACTTCGCGACGCTGATCGCGACCTTCGCGACGGCCGTGCTGTCGCCGGAGGACATCGTGATCATCATGAGCACGGTGGACGCGCTGAACCTCTCGCTGATGATCACGTCGCTCGGGAACCAGGTGTTCCCCGGCATGACGATGCACGGCGGGTATCTCATGGGCTTCCCGGTCATCACGACGACCGCGATGGTCTCCACCGGTTCGCCGGTCTCGACCATCATCGTCGCGGTGAAGGCGAGCGAGATCTACCTCGCGGACGACGGCGAAGTCACGGTCGATGCGAGCGATCAGGCGTCGGTCGAGATGGTCGACTCGTCGTCGGTGTCCGGCATCACCGGAACGGGCGCGAGCGTGGTCTCCCTCTGGCAGACCAACATGGTCGGCCTGAAGGTCACGCGCGCGGTGAACTGGAAGAAGCGTCGCACGGCCGCGGCGCGCTACATCTACAACGCGGCCTACCGCACGTAGAAGGCGTGAGTTCTGCATACGTATCGACAGGAGGTACGTATGCAGAAGACAACGAAAGCTCAGGTCGGCGCGATGTCCACGCAGGATCATCCGGAGGCGAAGCCGGACGTCAGCAAGCCAGGCGAACCGCCGCCGGGGCGCGATCCGATCAACGACACGCAAGCCGACGCCTGGCGGTCAGAAGCCCACGGGCGTGCCGGGACAGACCACCGGCAATCCGTAGTTCGCGTTACACAAAGATGGGGCTGGCCTCGGCCGCGTTCGGCTGGGGCCGCCTCACACGTTCGAAACCCTGCGTTAAGGGAGCGTCATGGCCTTCGACAAATTCACCATCTATCGCTACCGCGCGCTGCAGGAATGCCCACAGGGGCAGCAACCAGGCGAGGTGTTCGAGCTCACGGAAGATGCCGGGGACATTCTGGCGTCGGTCGGCGCGGTCGAGCGCGTGCCCAACGACACCCCGCTCGGATTGCCGAAGCGCGGCACCTACAAGCGGCGCGATCTGGTGGCTGAGAAGCCGTGAAGATCGGGCCGTTCGATATTTCGCTCAGGCGTAAGGGGTCCGCGTCGGCTGCGCTCGGTGACGGGATCACGCATCTCCCCGGACCGAATGCCTGGTGGCCGGTCGTCCGAGAAGCGTTCACCGGCGCCTGGCAGCGCGGGATCACCGTGCCGGTTGAAGACGCGATGGCGCACCCGACCTACTGGGCCTGCGTCACGCTCATCGCCGGCGACATCGCCAAGATTCGCCCGCGGCTCGTCGAAGAAAAAGAGGGGATCCACGCCGAGGTCACGCGCGAGTCCCCCTACGCCCCGGTGCTCGAACGGCCCAATCACTACCAGAACCGGATCCAGTTCTTTACCTACTGGATGCTGTCGAAGCTGATGCGCGGGAACACGTACGCGCTGAAAGCCAGGGACCGCCGCGGGATCGTCACCGCGCTCTACTTGCTCGATCCGCTGCGCGTGCGGCCGCTCGTGTCGCCGTTGGGCGAGGTCTACTACGCCTGTCAGCAGGACCTGCTCGCCGAGATCACCGACGCGTCGCTGGTGGTCCCCGCGCGCGAGATCATCCACGACGTCGGCTTCGCGCCCTATCACCCGCTGTGCGGCTTCTCGCCGGTCTACGCGTGCGGGCATCCCGCGATCCAGGCGCTGACGATCAACCGCAACGCGACGCGCCTGTTCAGCGGCGGGTTCCAATTGGGCGGCATCCTCGCCGCGCCCGGGCAAATCAGCGCGGAGACGGCGGCGCGGCTCGAGAAGTACTGGCAGGAGAACTACGGCGGCGCCGACAACACCGGAAAGATCGCCGTCGTCGGCGACGGGATGAAGTTCGAGAAGTCGACCGTGATGTCCGCGGTCGATGCGCAGGTCATCGACCAACTGAAATGGAACGACGAGAAGATCGCCGCGGTGCATCACGTCCCCGGCTACAAGGTCGGCGTCGGCCCGCTCCCCAGCTACAACAACGTCGAAGCGCTCGGGCTGCAGTACTACAGCGATTGCCTCCAGTACTACTTCGAGTCGATCGAACTCTGCCTGACCGAAGGCCTCGAGCAGCGCACGGTTGGCTATCAGACCGAGTTCGACATCGAAGAGCTGAACCGGATGGACTCGGTGCAGCGGATGGACGTGGCGACCAAGGGCGTGATCGGCGGCGTGTTCAAGCCGAATGAGGCGCGCGCGAAGTTCAACCTACCTCCGGTCAAGGGTGGCGACCGCGTCTATCTGCAGCAGCAGAACTGGCCGCTCGAGTTGCTCGGGACGGACATCCCGAAACCAGCGCCTGCGCCCGCGCCCGCGCCAGAGGAGCCTGACGACGACGAGATGTCTGAGGACAAGGCGCTCGATGCCGGGGCGCTCCTGACGGCGGTGCTGAAGGGGCTGGAGGTCGCGGCATGAGTGCTACCGACACCGAAAAGATCGCGGACGTCATCGTGGCGGCGGTGCGCGCGGCGACGGCGCCGCTGGTCACGCGCTGCGCGGCGCTCGAGGCCCAGCTCGCCACGCTGGAGACGCGCTCGGCCGAGCCGGGGCCTCCTGGCCCGCCAGGCGAACGCGGCGCTCCAGGCGAACGTGGTGACGTCGGGCCGGCCGGGGAGCGCGGTGCGGACGGCGCGCCGGGGCGGGATGGCGCACCCGGGGAGCGCGGCGAACGCGGCGAGACAGGGCTCACCGGCCCGCGCGGCGACGGCGGAGCGAACGGCCGCGACGGCGAAAAGGGCGCGGACGGCAAGGACGCGCCGCCGGTCGATCTCGAGGACGTCGCACGACGTGCGGCACTCCTCGTGCCGGCCGCCAAGGACGGCGCGCCTGGCCGCGACGGACAGCCCGGGGTGCCGGGTGTGCCTGGCCGCGACGGGGCGGCCGGAGAACGCGGCGAGAAGGGCCAGGACGGCGCGCCCGGCCGTGACGGGACGTTGGAAGGCGCGACGATCAAGGCGCTCGACGAGCGGACCTTCGAGGTCCTGCGCGCAGACGGCAGCCGTCTCGGCGAGATCGCGTTCCCGGTGCCGATCTACCGCGGCGTCTACGTCGCCGGCACCGGGTACGTGAAAGGGGACACGGTCACCTTTGGCGGCTCGCTCTGGATTGCGCGCTCTGCGACGTCGGACAAGCCCGGCGACGGCTCGACGCACTGGCAGCTGGCGGTCAAGGAAGGCCGACGCGGCCCAGAGGGGAAGCCCGGCGCGAACGGCGCGCCTGGTGCGAAGGGGGAGAAGGGCGATCCCGGGAGGAACTTCTCGTGATCACCGTCCCGTGCCGCTGGCCCGGCGAAACGGTCGTCTGCATCGGCGGCGGCCCAAGCCTCACGCCAGAGGACGTCCTGCGTGTGTACGGCCGTCGCGTGATTGCGATCAACGACGCCTACCGACTCGCGCCGTGGGCGGACGTCCTCTACGCCGCCGACAAGAAATGGATCGACTGGCACGACGGCGTCCCGATGTTCATGGGGCCGAAGTACACGGTCGAATCCAGAGAGCAGACGGATCGTCCGGACTGGCATGTGCTCCGCCTGACCGGTCCGCTGGGGCTCGAGCGCGATGCGAACGGTCTACGGTCAGGGCACAACGGCGGCTATCAGGCGATCAATCTCGCGGTGCATCTCGGCGCCTCGCGGATCGTGCTGCTCGGCTACGACATGGCGCCGAATCCTGACGGGCCGTCCCACTGGTTCGGTGAGCATCCCGACAAGCGGCCCTCGCCGTACCCGGAGATGCGCGAGGCGTTCGACAGCCTGGTTGACCCACTGAAGGCGATCGGCGTGGAGGTCGTGAACTGTTCGCGCCGGACGGCGCTGACCGCGTTCCCGATGCGGACGCTCGACGAGGTCTTCGCCGAGGTGATGGTATGAGGGTCTTCGGCGTCGATTACCAGTTCCTCTCATGCGGCTCCGTCTTCACGGATGGTCTCGCGCACGCGGCGGCGGATCTCGGCGTCGAGTACGCCCACGCGGCCTGGGACGATGCGGAACTTGTCACGCGGATCAAGGCGTTCGCGCCGGACCTGATCGTCGTGGTGCATGGGCGCCGGTTCGCGCAGCGGTTCGGTAGCGATTTCTCCTTGCTCGGCGCACCGACGGCGGTCTGGTTGCTCGACGAGCCCTACGAAGTGGATGACACCGAGACATTCTCGGATCGCTTCGACCACGTCTTCATCAGCGATCGGGCCACGCTCTACCGGCACCCGCGATCGAGCTATCTCCCGGTCTGCTACGACCCGCGTGTGCATCATCCTGGCGAGTTGCCACGGATCCGGAAGGTGGGGTTCGTCGGCGGCGGGAACAGCACCAGGGAACGGTATCTCTCGGCCCTCGCGCGCGCGGGCGTGCTCGACTACGTGGTCGGTGGCGACTGGAGCGACGAGGCGATCAACGCGGTGTGCTTGGGGCGAAACATCCGTCCGAACGCGACGGCGCAACTCTACGGCGTCACTCGCATCGTGCTCAACGTCTTCCGGGAGACGCATCACTTCAACCGGGACGGCATCGCGGCGACGTCGCTGAACCCGCGGGTCTACGAGGCGCTCGCCTGCGGGGCTCTGGTTGTCAGCGAATGGCGGCCCGAGATCGATACGGTCGTCCCGGAGCTGCCGACGTTCCGCACGGAGGCCGAGTGCGTGGCGCTCATCAACTACCTGTTGGCCGCGCCTGAGAAAGCAGAGGCCATCCGGCTGGCGTGCGCTATGCGGTTGGCCTCGCACACCTACGCGGATCGGTTGCAGACCGTGCTGATGCGCGTGCGATCGGCGGTGGCGGCATGAGCGAAGAACTGATCCGTCGGTTGGCGCTGGCGCTCAAGGCCACAGCATCCAAGTTTCGGCATTGCGATCCAACTACCGACGACGTACTCGACTCTGTGGCTGGCTTCCTAGAAGAGCCTGAGCGCGCACAGGCACGGCTGGATCAAGAACAAGAGTCTGACCGCAGACTCAGGCGGATCCGATGAACCCGCGTGTCTCCATCATTACGACGGTCTACGACCGGACGGACTGTCTCGCGCGGTGCCTGCGCTCCGTGCAGCGGCTGAACTTCCGCGAGGTCGAGCAGATCGTCGTCTCCGATGCGCCTCCCTTGCCGGTACTGGAAGAGATCGAGGCCGCGTGCGAACGCGTCGGCGTGCGGCACTACAACATGCCGCGCCGGAATAACGACTGGGGCCACTCGCCAGCGAACGCCGGCCTCCGGGCCTCGCGCGGGGAGTTCGTCTGCTTTCTCAGCGATGACAATGCCTATCTCCCGGACCACTTCGGCCCCTTGGTGGACGCGCTCGACGCCGATCCCGGCCTCGGGTTCGTCTACAGCTCGTGCCTCTACGCGGGGCATAAAGAACTTCGGCACGTTCCACCGGTTGGCGCGGGGATCGATCTCGGGCAGCCGCTCTTCCGGCGCTCGGCCCTCAAGGACCATTGCGACGATGTCCTGCCGTGCCGCGGGCACTTCGCGTGGGACTGGGAACTGATCAAGTTGCTCATGGATCGCGGCGTGCGCTGGCAGCACGTCGATGAGACCACGTTCGTCTTTCGGTTGCTGGCCTATCCGTCGCTGGTCGAGGCGCTGGCATGATCCCGCAACTAACGCTCTCCGACACGCTCATCTCTACCGCCGTCGGCCAGGCGCTCACGTTGGACTACGCCAAGCAGCACGTTCGCGCGCTGGGGGATGCGGATGACGCGCTGATCGCGGTCTACATCGACGCGGCGGCGTCGTACTTCATGGAGCAGACGGGCCGGGCGCTGCTGACCGAGACGCGGCAGGTGGGCCTCGCGGCCTTTCCGTTCGTAGGTGCGAGCGGGGCGACGGCACGGATCGAGCTCCCGCATCCGCCGCTGATCGCTGTCACGAGCGTGTCGTACATCGACTCGGACGGGGTGCTGCAGTCCTTCGATGATGGCGGATCGCCAGCCACGCCGCACTGGCGCGACGTGCCCTACGCCGGCCCCTATGCGCGGCGCGGCTTCGTCGAGCCAAACTACGGACTGACCTGGCCGATCGCGCGCGCAGAGACGGACTCGGTCCGCATCCTCTACACCTGCGGGTATGGCGACACCGCCGAGGACGTCCCGGCGTTGGTGCGCGGGATCCTCTGCTACCTCGTGGGTCATTTCGACACGTTCCGATCGGCGGGGGCTGAGCGAGCCGTGTCCGAAGTGCCCTACGGCGTGAAGGCGATGCTCGACGGGTTCAAGTACTCGGCCTATCCCTCGCAGGTGTTGCGCGAGTACAGCACCGTGCCGGCGGTGACGCCATGACCGTCCACGTCAACACCGGCACCTATCGACAGGTGATGACCGTGGCATCCCCAGGTGTGGCCTCACCAGATGGCGACGGGGGCTACGTGCAGGCGT